ACACGCAGAAATTTGTATTGTTTTAAGAATAAATCATCGGCAGTATCTCTTACAAACTACTAATTACACAACTAGATTGTAAGAAATACTCTTTATTAGACAGCTACAGGCTTATTTTCGCCCCCATTCCTCTTCTAATTCCTGTATTTCTTCCAACACACTCTCTTCCTGACGAACTAACACTCTTCTAAATGTTACATTATAGTATTTTTCTATTATTGGTTGTAATCTTGATCCTTCAACATGTATCATATTTTCTAATTTTGATCTGTCTGTTGAATTATGTTCTTCATACATTTGCAAGGAAAACTCATCCCAGAACTTATGAACTTTCCTAATAGAAGACAACGCACTAGCTCTATGCTCCAATTGAACTTCTCCCATGACTAAATCAAAAGCTTCATACTCTAGATCCTGTTCATCCTCAATGTTGATATGTTCCGCTTCTTCTTCCAACATATCATCTTCAAAATCTCTAAAATCATCAAAATCATCTCCCATGATATCTACCATATACTCATCATCTAAAGCCACTACCTCTTCCATTTTATTTGCCAATCCAAGATTGAATCTCCAACCTTTCCTAGTCAAAGATTCCATGAGTGAATCTTTTACAAATATCTTCCAATCTGCGGCATCTATGAAATGAGGGGTTGTGTTCTTCAACATTGTTAATGCGGATTGAGCTGGCAAAGATTGATTGCTAATCCATTTGCTTAAAATTCTATAATGAGGTTCTATGCCCTTAACATATTTGAAGTCTCCTGGATTAGGTTTATAGGATACCAATGTGAACTTTCTACTGTCATCAAATGCATACATCAACCTTAAGCTAGTTCTATCACAGAAGAATGTTATGTTCTTTGCTTGTATTTTTGTACTATGTTGTAAATTGGTGTTCTCTGACACAGGAGCTCCTGTTCTATCAGCCCTCATTTGCTTTAAATCAAAATAAACACCAACATTAGAGAAATTGAGGTCATCTAAATCAACTGCATTGACTCCAAATTCTCTTAATAATTCTGCTAGTAACCATTGTGACTCTCTTAGTTTGCTAACAGAATTGGTTTCTATTCTCACTAGACGATCATCTTTTATTGTGATATCCAATGATGCTTCACCAACAACTCCGCTCCATTTCCCTGATCCAGACCATACATTTGCTCTAGCCATCTTTTGCTTTTGAATTTTCACGAATCCACCTATCACTCCCAGTCTACTATCTTTCATTGCTTTTAGTAATCTGACCCCATCAACATCTTCCAGAGTGTTCTTCTCTTGATATTTAAGGAACATTTGTATCAATGACAGTCTCACTTTTCTTGAGCTAGGCCTGATCGCACCTCCATCCCATGCTGTTTCATAGTTAACCAAACTCTTTTTTATTTGACTCTCTAATTCAGATAGAGAAAATGGAAACTCCATCGTGTTAGCGATAGAGCTCATCAATACTTCTGCACTTCTACTAGTAGCCAATCTAACTCTGTCTGGCTGCACTAATGTATACCCAGGGATCTGATTTTTTAGAATTGCATTTAAAACCATGTCATTTGTATCCATATCTCTTATAGGTGATCCTGTTAAATGAACTACTCTTGATCTACTAGTTTGTCTAGCAACAAAGTTTCTCAATTGTATTTGGGATTCAAAGTAGCCTTCACTTCTTTCCAGTGTTTCTTCTGGTGATGATCTCAACCATGGGTAAACTGACAGATATGCCTCCCATACTCTATTCAACACAGATCTAGAAGCTGGCAAACTGTCCCCAAACCATTTCCATCTCACTATTTCTTCTAGTGTGAATGGTAATTGAGCTGGCTCTGGAAATACCATAATGTGTGATCTTAGCATTTTTCTACTGCCTTCTTCAGATAGCAACATCCCTTTTAATTGCAGCAGGAGATTCTGAAGACTAGAATAGTACTCTCTCATTGGGAAAAGGATATTTTTCTTTTCTTCAGTGAGTAGTGTTAGATCAGTCAAGTTTGATTGTAATAGTCTCCATAAACTCACTTTTTTCACATCCTTATTCTCTATTTCTCTAACGATGGAATTCCAGTTAGAACCAATTGTAGTGGAAAGTCCATTTATCAAATAAACAGAAGAAGCTAACATCCTAGATATGGAATTTCCTTTTGCTAATGTTCTCATTACACTAGGGCTTGTTAATTTAACTAGCATCTTCAAATATGATGACTCCAAGTCTCTAGCCACTTTGTACAAAACTGATGGCGTTTCTTCAATTTCAGATCTCCAATCTGGTTTAACTTCTTCACATTCTTTCACTATTTTCAGTGCTCTCTGTCTGTTTCCAAATCTGATTTGGCAAGCTCTAGTTATTTGTCCTGTTGTCGTTGTAGTCAAATTCCCTTCATCCAACATTCTTGAATATAATTTACTGAGATTATCATTTTTGCATGTCATCATCCAGAGAGAATAACTTAACCCTGCCAAGCCAGCTGATAGTTTATTGTCCATTAAAAAGAATCCCAAGGAAGGATCAGGAATCTTAGTTAAGCAAACAGAATATTGGGTAAACAACGGATTAACACTATATCCCATTAATCTATAATGTAACAATGATTGTGCAATCTGAGTTTCATGTGCTTGTCTGAAGCCAGCTCCCCCTTCTAATAGCTCAGTGATCAAATTATACATGACTTCTTGTCTTTCAATTAAGCTTTCCACTTCCAATATATTTAAGGCTGCATATGACCATTTCAGAGTTGGTCTGTATAGGCTAGCTCTAAAGAAGAATTCAGAATTGAATTCCATAACTCCAGAGCAACACATAGTGGATTTTGGTGACATAAAGATTCCAAAGAAAGGAGATAAGTACTTTATGCTAATGTGATCTGCTTTTGCCAGTATTTTTAGCACTCTGAATTGAGTTTGAGATTCTGAATACACATCAGTCATCCTTGAAGAATCATCTGAGCTCACTAAATCCAGTGTTGAACTCTTGATATTTTTAGTTTCACATAATGTTTTCCATAAAGAATCTCTCATTGTCAGTAAAGCTGTATGAAATAATGAGGAGGTGTAGTGCAATATTCCTTGCATCATACCAGATTCAATTCTCAAAAATTGTTCTCCTTGATGAATCCAATCATAACTTTTTATTCCTCTATAACCATCTCTTATTTTATTGTGAATCTCATCAAACATTAAAGCTCCTTGATTCTTTTCAAAAAAGTTCAGTACCCCATCAGGTAAAGATATTCTCTTGTGAACCCATTGTTTTAGTCCATTAACTATTAATCCAGTCCAATTATCAGGTAATAATCTTATCATGAATTGTGCAAACTTCGCCACATGATGACCTTGATTCCAAACTTTTGCATCATTTGAACTAGAAATGTTGGCTTTGAACTTAGAGGTATTTTTTGCTGTGGAAAACATATGTTCTTGCGGCCTCTTGATTTTGTTTTCAGGATGCATCATCATTTCCATTGGAAACTCTAAGCAAATGGCTCTGGATATTTCTTCAAGACACAATTGCAAAATCCTCGACCTTATATCTAAAACATAGATCTCTCTTAAGCCTCCATGCTGATTTTTCTTAAATATATCAACTCTTAGTCCACCATCTGAATCTACCCACTCTAGCACTTTTGCTAGAGACTTAGCAGGTGTGTCTAACAACATTTCTCTTTGTCTTAGGATAGCAACAATAACTTTTATTCTTTTCGTTTGATACTTTCCATTTTTTCCAATCTCTTTCTTCACATTGGGATCAAAAGTAGAGGATGCCTTTAGAGTTGCAACTTGCTCCCAGGTCAATCTTGATAACCTATCTACAATTTTCGATTCCATTCTCTCTTGAAATTTGTTTGAGTACATTCCCTTTAATTGTCTCTTTAAAGAGTCAGCTCCAGCACAGACTAGTTTTCTAGACCACTCATGAAACTTATATGTTCCATCTGGAGATTCTTCAATCCCACAATATTGTGGTCTGACATTTTGTAGTTCTAACTCATACTTGACAATTTTCTTTACTAAATCAAACTCTGTATTTTCCCATGCTTTGGCGTCCTTATTTGTTGCATAACCAACGTAATATAATTCTACTAATTTTGCAGGCTTCAATAATTTCTCTCCTGTATAAGGATTGATCATGTTATTCCACAATCTCTCCATTCTATGAGTTCCAGTTAAATCATCTTCTGTCACAGTTGGTTCATAATTAGGACTAAGCATACAATTTATCAATTTGCAAATGACCCAAACTTGAAGTCTGCTCCAAACAATTTCGGGCATTTTATCTAGCATCTTTGTATTATTGGTTTTTACTAAAGAAAATTTTTCCATTGATATGTATCTAAATAACGTGAATATTTCTTCAGTCTTTGGCTTATCTTCTAGATGAACTAACAAGCACAATTTCATCATTCTCCTTACTTCTTCTTTTTCTATGCCTCTGATTGTTGTTATATCATAATAACGTGACCACTGTGAAGCCATGGTCATGAAAAATGATTCTGCTTTCACACAGTTAACTAGCTTACTAATCGAATATGACATCCAAGGATATATGTAATACTCACTATATTCTATTGGTTCTTTTGATATGCCAATTGGTGTGCAATTGAAACTCCCATTCTTTCTTATTAAGATACTGTAGAATATGTGGGATTCAGAATTTGTAGGTTTAATCAAGATGTAAGCATCCCAGAATCTTAATTTCTTTAAAACAAACTCATTATGACCCACATTTTGTTTGAGAGAAATACATAGCTCTGTTCCAACATCACTAATGAATTGGCACCACAAGTATTCACTATCCTTAGACAATCGATCAAACAATCTCAAACTTTCTTCTTTATCTTCATTGTGTATCCCCATAGCTTTATCAATCAGCAGCATCACTGGGTTTAGAGATTCATTGCTATCCATTGTGTGTATTGTTTGACTACCATTTATATACTTTTCTATATCTAATGTGCAAACATTTAGTGAGAATCCATCTCTTTTACTTTCTCTATACTGTTGAACTTCTGGATCTTTGCTAAGTGCCTTAGCTTGTACTCCTACTTTTGCAAACTCGACTTTTTGATCATCATTTAATTGCAACTTCACTCTTTTATACTGTCGTCTCTTTTTATTATCTATTTTTTCCATTTCTTCACTACCATCTCTCATGGCTAATTCAATTCTTTCTTCATCTGATAATTCAAAATTCCATTCAGTGGTAGACAGCTCTTCTATCGCCCTATCCCACAATCTGCCATACACATCTGATTCAAAAGACTGGTTGGGTTTCCAATTTTCATTGTTATTGTATGGGGGTATTATTCCTGGTAATTGAAGAATAGCTTTTTGATCAACTCTGGATCCAATGTTGTTTTTCAACATTTTGGCCCAAATATCAGCTTTGTCATCTTTGTTTTCTTTTCTTTCCACTTCCTTTAAGGATTTTGTTAACAGTCTCTTATAAACTTTGACAGATTCTTTCCTAGCATCAGATGAACTAACATCATCTGTTATCATTCTCTTTTTTGTGAATGGTATTTTTATAGAGGGATTGTCAGATTCTTCCTGATAAATTGGTTTAATTGATTTGATTGAGGTTAGTATATCTATTTTTAACTGATCCATTTCTGTTTCACCCAGTTTGAGTCCTGCTTTCACTGCCATATCAACCACATTGATGGAGAATCTGTATCTCGCACACAATTCATCGATGATAACACTTGGGATAATGATATCGCTAGAGTGTGCTATTCTGGTGTCACTCACTACGATTGGAGAGAAGCCATATTTTTTATCAATGTTAGTGTTTCTCATTTTGTTTATTCTCATCTGGAATGCTTCCTTATATTTATATGATTTTTCATCAATCTTCCTCTTCATAACATTGAAGTTGTCTATTCTTGTCGTAGTGAATTCTAACAAGATTGTTGCCTCATTATCATTAAGAAATAGATCAGGCGTTTTATCATCATAACCATCCTCAATTTTTGGAAATATCTCATCAAATCTCTTGTCAGTTTGACTAGTTATCAATCCGAAAGTGAAATCATGAGGGAAAGTTCTCATCTCATCGGGAGTGTAGGATGCCGCTAGATCATTTCTGATACTTGTAGCCGATGCACTGTCATCAAATCCATCCCCTAGATGAATCTTCACAACATTATTCAATGCATCAAATTCCACATCTCCTTCATTTAGATCAGGTATCTTGAGCACTCTGGTCTGGGATGTGAGAATTGATTTTGATCCCTGAAGAACACTGGATATCAAGCAGTTTTTCTTGAATTCTCTCAAGATAAATTCTTGAATCTTTGTCTTTTCTTTAAGATCTTCTACAGATAAAGTTGGCTCCATCTTTGTTTATTCTTATTTATATCCTTTTCTCAAAAGTGTG